GGACTTGGAGTTCTTAATTGAAGTTACAATACCTTTAACTTCAGATGCTGGTTGCAGTTGTGGAGGTACAATAGTAATCGAATCACCAATATAGAAGAGGTGATTATCATGAAAATCAATATGATATTTAAAGTGTACTGAATCTAGTATGACAATTGATTTTACATTATGAGTGGAAGAGATATTAAATAACCAATTATTTGCCCTAAAATCACTACTTTCTTTACCTAATGTTTTGATTTTTATCAGGTCATTCTTCCCATAATACTTGGTAGAACTATCTAAGTTTATCGCAGAAAGAACTCCAGTAACTCTTACTTTTACAATCCTACTTTTTTCAATATCAGCATACCCGTATGCATAAGCATCAAGATATAAGTTACTATTTTTTGGAATATTCTGAGTTATTCCACTACAATTATAAAACTGGTTTAATGACTTCGACTCATATGAAATAATAAGTTCTGTTCCATTTTCAAGTTTTACTGTCAAATTTCCGGTGGATGGAAAACCTAACGTAGAATCAACCGTGATTGTTTCCGATCCAGAAACAACATCGACTATATTTTTTGTCTTTGGATGAATTGAGAAATTGCCAAGAGTAAGACCAGTGGCATTTAAATTATCATAACCAAAATCTAAACTAATTACATAATATTCTTTAGCACCTCTAATAATTTTTTCTACGTTTGATATTGTACCTCTAGACTCTGGAATATTATAAATCGAATCTTGATATAAAGTTAAATTTATTAAATCTGTAGGATCGCCATCAACTGCTTCAACTACAAGATCTTTTGTAATCCTGTATTGAGCATCTGAAGGTTGAATGAGATAATCTCTGGGGAGGATAACTTCTACATCCTTACCGTAGAGAGCACGGAATAAAATTTCAAAAGAATGGGATGTTCCCTTTGATGAATAAAAATCTTTCGACTGTTTAATAAAAAGATTTTGATTGATTTCGGAACTTAGTTCTCTATCTTCAAATCCCGGAGTTATTTGAGTTTTTACTTTTCTGAAAAATTCTTTTAAAAAGAGAACACTTAAGTTTTCTACTGTAGAATCTGAATCGTGACCTTCTACATTAGTATCAGAGAACTTAAGTTCGTCGTTGTTATAATATTCCTCAATACCAACAAATCCTCTTATACATTCAGTAAATGAGGTTTGCGTTTTACTTCTATATGTAATGATCTCATTATCAATCTTAATTAATCCATATGACTCAGGAAATCCGTAAGTACTTTCAACATTAATTGTTTTATCAAATAATGATACACTCGATGTTGTCTTGGTAGAATCACTTAAATTTGTTAAATTGTCAACCTTAACATATTGATCAATATTCTGCAGAATATCAAGAACACTACCTTGATTTTCTATTGCCACATAATATTGGGAAAGAAATTCCGAAACTAGTGGAAATTCTTCCTTTATGTACTCAGGAAGTTGATTTTCGACAATGGAACTAATTTTGATTCTGCTCTCTGACATTTTATGATCTTACAAGATTTCCGTTTTCGTAACTTGATGTTACTGTGTATGATGTGCCTGATATATCAGCACCTGAAGAAATTTCATCAGAAACAGCATTTAAAGTACTGTTATTAATATCTATCTGCAAATAAAGATCCTGTAATCCAATAACGTCATTGGACTTAGGCACTGCAGATATTTCTATGACTGGATTTTCTGCTTTAGATTTAATAGTTTCCCTGAAATCAACCGGAGATAATAAAATTTCACCTTTTTCATAATTTATTGTTCCGGCATTTGTTGCTACAGTTACAACTTCGGTTTGTGAAGCAAGTCTAAAGAATATTATTCTACCCGTTCTTAAATTAGAATCGGGTACATCTGTCATATACAAAGTTTCACTTAAACCATTCACTTTAAATCCAGAAGATTTGATATTAAATCCATTACGATCTTTTATGTGGAACTGATTTCCAAAACATATCTCATAATCGGCAAATTGATTTATTAGGGGAAATAAGTCCCTTCTCATTCTAATCTTTGTGATATTGGAAGTGATAGAATTATTACTATCATCAATTATTTTCAAAAATTTACTATATTTAAATCTAGCGCCGTATCTATTAAGTTCACTAGAATCTGCATATTTGGTTATATTTTGACTTACGGTAGTTCTTACAGCATCTCCAGATGAAACTAAATTACTATTAAAGTAAATTGTAGAATCGAATTCAACATAAAGATATTTCAAATCTACAATTTCAGGAACAATACCAGCAACACTATACTTTCTTAAAAGTTTTACTATATTATCTTTTACTTGACTTGATACAAATGGTCCATTAAATGGTTTTATACTAATAAAAACCCTACCATATCTTGGTGGATTGAGATCTTCTCCACCATAAACAGAAATTGATTCTGCTTCAGGATATATTTTAGGAATTATGCTTTCATAATCACTTGCAGTTACTGCTCTATTTTGAGATGCATATATTCTTGGTGCATACTTTTTAATTGACTCTACCGACTCAATTTCCTTTCCACTTCTCGATGCTACATTTGTTGTTACTAAAGATATTCCATCAGTAACAACTCTTCCATTATTATCTACCAGTCTTCCAGCAAAAGTAAAATCACTAACCCCATTACCAGACTCCCCACCAGTAATTACATAAGAAACATCAATATAATTTAAATTATCTAACTTTTTGCCAAATACACCGTCACCAAATATCAACTCATATCTTTGGTCTTCAATTTCTTGTATAAAGAAAACTCTAGAATCCGAAGTTACGTTTAAGATACTATCAGAAAAAGCAAAGTTTCTTGTAACAGAACTAGATTCAGTATTTCTAACAATGACAGAAATTGTTGAAGTGTCTATATTTGAATTTTCTAAAATAAATTTTTGATTTGGGTTATTCGAATTTACAGTAAAATTGGCAGTTAATAATGAACCCTCATAAACATCAATGCCATCAAATAGAGCAATTCCATTTACTACAGGAACTGTAATATCATTTTTAATCGCAAAGGAAAAATTAGTGTCACCAAATGTAGAACTTGATAAACAAACAGTACCTTTTTTAAGTGTTAGCGTAAGTGGAATTGTACTAAAAGTACTTGTATCTACAAAGAAAGATATATTTGCTTTTGCTGAAGTTCTTGACCGAGGAACATATCCAATGTTACGTGCTAGAGAAACAACATTCTCCCTCAGCGTTGCACTATCAATAAAAACCTCATTGCTAACCATGTTAGCATTATATGAGGAAATATATGTATTATACGCTAATAAATCTATGATTGTGGAGAGATTAGACCCCTCAAAATCATAGTCGGTAAAATTAGAATTTGATCTTAAGTATTCTTTTAAGGATACTTTTATCTGATCAAAGTCTAGATTTGTAAAATTTACTAGGGTCATTTATCTTGTTGGTTGTAATGCAAATGATAATTGCTGAGGAAGAACATCGATCCCAATAATTTTATATTGTATCGTAACAGCAAATTCATTTTCATCATAATTTGGTTTTACTGATAAATCTGTTACTTCAATTCTAGGTTCATATGTATTTAAAGTGAAAGATATTTCATCCTTTATAATTGATGCTGTCATGTCATCAATATTTTCAAATAAAAGTTTTGAGACTTTCGTACCAAAACTTGAATCAAAAAATTTTTCCCCCTGAGAAGTAAGAACAAGATTTTTCACCGATCTTGCAATCGCAGTCTCATTTTTAAGTCCAATCAAATCTCTGTTGAGAGGATTTGATTGGAATGTCATACTAATATCTTTGAACTCCTTACTTATCCTCTCTAGAGGCATATTTTACATGCAAGTATATCTTATTTAGAGTGGTTTTGTCTCATAAAGTGGTTCTGTTCCATATTCCCAGTCATCATAATCATCGTCATTACGAATTTTTGCATGAAGTTCATTTTGAATGACAAAATCATGTTTTTTGGGGGTCAAATCATCATTTGAAATCTCTCTAAGCATCTTTTGGTGCTCGATTTTTTCTTCCCAACCATACTCACTTGACAAATATTGAGTTCCCCACTCACTTTTCATGAAATTTTCATCTTTATCGACTTGTTTGGTCATCTTTTTGCTCCTGATCTGTTAAATCAGAACTTTTTACGGGGTTGCTATCCCGTTTTTCTATTACATCATAGTCGTTTTCAAGAATTTCTCTCAAATATTCATCATCCCAGAGGTCATAGTATGAAGTTTTTGCAAGATTTTCTCTAAATTTTCTCAATTTATCTGTCGGTTGACCCAAAATTAAGTTATATTTACCATTGTTTGTTTGAATACCATTAATATACGTGTTGTAGGTACCACAGTCTTCAAAAAATTTCCAGTTTTCATGTTTTTTATTATGAAAATCAACCCAAAATTGAACGGTATCTAAGTCAAAGTAATCTTCTACTATAAAAATAATAACTTGATGCCCATCTACTGGATAGATTTCTTCAGCAGAGCACTCTACAATCTTAAATTTAGACTTTTCAGCAAATGGACAAATTGCAAATCCATTCAATTCAGGTCTAATCTTCGATACTTCCTTTATCCAATTTAAGACGTAGCGTTCTTTTTCTGAAAGCATAAAAAAAGAGTGCTTATTTCTATTTAAGCACTCTCAAATATTATTTACCTTGTCCGCGATACTTCTTCTTACGTCCATTACGAGACGTTGGACTTAGTAGAGTACGAGGTGAGCGTCCTTGACGAGTTTTCTTCGGTGCGCCAGGTTGAAAGATTGTTTTATTCAATGCCATTTTGAATTTCCTCCAGTTCAATTAAATTAGGATCAATATCACCCCCCGAGCAAAACAGCTCTGAAAGGTCTTGTAGAACCTCACTACAAGACTCTAGAGTGAGGTTCTGATAAAGTCTACGACCTTTGTATAGGATATCGTAGGTTTTCTCTTGCATCAGATAACGCGAGTTTTTTCGTGACCAACTCTAATACGAGGATCGCACCAGATATCAAAGCCTTCTTCTTTTGCATCAAGACAGAATGAGACATCTTCGCCACACATGTCTTGTACTGCACCAGACTCAAAGACTTGCATCTTAGGAGCGAACCAAGGATACTCGAGATTCTCAAATACCCCATTCTTGATGAGCACCCAACCAAATCCAGTGTAATCAACAGTGAAAGGTTTGCGACGCTTAGAGATTGAATCTACGGTCTCATGATTCATCACACCACCGTTCTTGCGGAAGTCATCTTCTTCCAACCAGTGTGCCACTGAGGTTGTGTGACCATCTTCTGTGGCATACCAACCAGCAACAATCTCCTTTTCTTCTCCTTCTGCATTCAGAGCAAGATCACAGAGTTGCCAGAACTTTTCTGTGGTGAAGACAATATCCGAGTCAATCCAAAGTTGATAATCATACTGCAACTTCCCATCCCAAGGAATTTGCTTTGGTCCACGAAGTACATTTGCACCCAATACTTTACAACGTGCAAAGTTAACCATGGATGAGTAATCCTGAGAAATTTGAATACTCATTCCATTTTGTACCATGTCAAAACATAGTTGTACAAATGCCTTCAGAAAAATAAAAGAGCATCCTCGTCCAGGTAGACAGAATACAATACTCTTTCCTCTCATTCGTTCTTTGATAGCATCATAATCCCAATCTGCTGTCGCCGCTTGGGGTGCTGCTGCTTTTACTGTAAATCCTTTTGCCATAAGTGAAAATAACCTTCAGATCAATTTTATCAGTCTATATATGCTTCTGTCAATGAGAAGAGTTGAGTAATACTTCCTTATTCACACATAGTTCTTCATAAGACAAATCTTCTTTTGTAAGATCTAAATCGAGAAGATCAATCATTCTGTGAATCATTTCCCAGGTCTCAGAGAATCTACTCTCTGATAAACTGTGATAGATGCACTGACCCTTTGCGTAAATGTGATAAACATTTTCAGTCATAAAAATTTTTTCCGGAAATTTTTCAGTAACTTTTCATTTTGTTACCGCATTATATATCAGAACAATCAGAAATCCAACAGTGCCTCCGAATATCGTAAAGCATTGTCGTGGATACCTTATTAACCATCCCGCGAAGACAACCTTCCAGAAATTCCAATAAGGTCTACTTCTTCTTACCACCCTTCTTTACCGTTCGTTTATCGGGGCGAGAATATCCACCCTTATGAATCCATTTTGCCACTTTTTGGTACTCCGGAAAAATTTTATGAATGTGATATTTAGAGGTCGAATTGTCACCTCTGTAGGTTAGGGTAGTTTGCTTTTTTATATACGGGGGCGCCTTAAACACGCTACGCCCCCGCGGCACCATAAGAAACCGGCACCAATCGCTGCCGTTTCACGCATACTGTCCATCCTAACATAAGTGCCCCTCAGTGTCAACCAAGGGGCACACAGTTAGTATCAGAACTCAATCATATCTGCAGTGGGTTCGTTAGCATAACCC